GGTGTCCGAAATCGCGCACTTGGAATTACCGGTAATCGTGCTACCGGTGTTGTCCACACCAGCGACGTTAGCGCCAATATCCGTGATTGCGAGATCGCCAATCGTCGTACCAGACGAAACGACAGCAACCTTGAACAGGACATCCGTGGCATCGACAACATACGCTTCGATGTCGCTAGCAACCGTGCTAGCCGGATAATACTGCTTAAAGGTTTTCTGCTCAGTGCTCGGGTCTGTGAAAGAACAGCCCACAAAAACGCCAATCGGCGTCATGGCAGCGTCGAACGTATCACGCTCAACGGTACCACCGGTAACGAGTTTAACAGCGTCCCCATTAAAGATGCTCGTGGCATAACCGCTGGCAATGCCGTAATGACGAGTAACACCTGCAAAGGGGGTGCCGCTTAACAGCTTTACCGGAACAAGCCCATAAGGGCCAGCAACAGTAGGATAAGCCATAATTAGCTCCTATGCTTAAGGTTTAGGTTCCATTTCCGAAAGTAACCTTCGTTCTCCTGTCGTTAAACAGGGGCATACGAGGGTCGTTCTCGCGCATCAAGTTGTTGTCAACTGACTGCATCTGAGACTTAGTCTGCTCGCTATAATAAGCATTTCGCTCTTCAACCAGTTCAGCCGGAGCCTTACAAAGCATAAGACCACCAATCACAATATTATCCTTGAAGCGTTCTTGCTCCACGGTGACCATAGTGATTTCCGGGTGATCCGTAGCCTTCACCGGCTCCCAACCTTCACGGAGTTTTGAGGAAACATTAGTGGCGTCTACCTGTCCTTGCGTGGACACTCGGACCCAGTGATACTTGTAACCCGGCTCAGGATCAGGGGAGGGTAAAACCTCCGGGCGCTGCCAAGCTCGTTTACGGGCACTCTTCTCACGAGTATCGTGCTCACGATCAATTCGGTTATTAACCATTATTATTCCTCATCTGTATTGCAACCTGTCTGGCGTATTCATCGAGAGGTACTCCAAGACGTTTCGCAAGGTTTACCTGTGTTTGCGTTAATACCACCTTCTTAGGTGCTGTGCTCCGCGTAGCGGGTGCAACCACATTAGCCTGACGTTTCGGCGTCCTCTTCTCGTCATCTCCGTCAGCATCATCCGACGTATCGTCGAAGTTATCTGGGAAGACCTGTCGCATACGAGTGTCTAAACTCTCGTAGTACTCATCACTCCTCGGGTCTACACCCGATTTAACGAGCTTATTATGCAACCCCAGTGCAAAGCTCGTCATTTCGTCGTCTGTACCAAACCACGTATTAGACTGTGCCCAACTCGCGGCCCGGTCGTCAACCTGTACTGGGGCGTTATTATTTACGCTATCTCCAGAGTCTACATATAGACTATCTTCCTGTAAAGGAGATAACTTGATATTATTTAATCTATCTGCCTTGATCTTGACATTGGTTAAACTTTCTTGTGCTTCCAACAAAGCATCAGAATCACCTGACTCGTAAGCATCTTTATACGCTTTCTTAGCCTGTGCAAGTTCTGCGTCTATTGTATGTTTAGCTTGTTCGAGTAGCGCCGTCTGGTTCTTACCGACAGCGCCCTTAAGATTGCGGTTTTCCTCGACCAACTGCTGAGCATAACGCTCTAACTCTTGGCGTTCACGTAAGGCTGCTTCTTTGGCGCGGCGTTCGTCATGATAGCCTTTGCTAAAGTGCTTGATACGCTTCTGAACCTTATCGGAATACTCTTCTAATTCCTCATCGGTTACTTCATCCGGCGGATCAGACGCTTTACGACCTCGATCTGATTTCGGAGTATCGTCCACAACTTCGATATCCAACTCTTCACTTGGTTTACCGCGTTGTAGACCGCGTTCTTCACGCCCACCACTAACTTTTTCATTCTTAGATTTCTCCAAAGGTTTTGCGCTAGACGGCTCTACCTCAATCTCAAAACCATCTCCCTCCGTACCATCTGGTTCCGGTAGGGAAAACTCAACTTTTTCAAAGGGCATATCTAGTTCTCCTTAAGCCGTCATGATGCCGCTGGGGTCAGGGATAACAGCTTCGATGGAATCGTCATTCATAAGACGAAACTCTTTACCGTTAACCTTGAAACGTGTGCCCGTATTCATACGGAACATCACGTAGTCACCCGGTTTACACCACGGACCTTCAGGAAAACGCTCCTTATCACTGTAAGCACCGTCGCCCATATCAATGACGATACCCATGATCGACATGATATATTCTCGATGCTTCTCAGTATCGGTTTTAAGCAGAGAACTACCTTTGTAATAGTCCTCGATATCAGGCAACGCTACCAACAAGCGGTACCCAACTGGCTTGGGAAGCTGGGCCTCCCAGTCTTCTTCAGAAACGTCGTTAATATTAACAACTTCACTCATCATCATCTTCCATATGACTTCGCAAGAGGTCTTCCATGTGTGAGAGTGCGGTATCGAGACCCCGAATTACACCGCACAATTCCCTATACTCAGCGTAGTCCTTGGAACTACCGCTGGATAGAAACTCCACTGCAGAGGAGCGTTGCTCCTCGATACGTTCTTTAAGCACGTCAAAGACGGTTTTTGCCATTATCGGCCTATGTATTCCTGTTTGGTGTTGTTACGCTCTTGAAGATCTCAAGATCTAGCTTGTCAGTTTCAGTCTTAGCCTTGACCTTGGCTTGCGCTGCGTCTACCGCGATAGAAGCCTTCTCCAACTCAAGTTTTTTAGCTTCCAATAGAGCGTCAATTTTATCAGCTTCCACTTTACGCTGTTGCTCAACCATACGTATCTGAACATCAGCCGCATCTTTCTGAGCCTTGCGCTGGACTTCAGCCTGTTTAGTAGCGGCCTCCTGACGGCGTAGCTGTAGTACAGGGTCTTCTGCCTGCTGCTGTGCTTGCTGCTGCGCCGCCTGCTGCTGATGCGCTTGTGTAAGTTGTTTACCAGCATCAGCCACAAGCCGAGCAAGATCAACTTCAATGTCTTCAGGAAGCTCTTCATTCGGCGGGGGTAGCGGTACACCGAGACGCTCCTCAATCTGCTTACGGTAACTAAACCCGAGGTGCTCAGCAATATGGGCCTGCAACGAGGCCATAATCTGTTGCGCCTGCGGGTTCTGACCAATCATTTGCGCGATCATCGGATCTTGCATAAAGGATGTGTGCGTTGCGATATGCGCGTCATGGTCTTGGTAAATAAACGCACGCATCGGTTTACCAATAAGTGCGTCCATATTCTCGCTAACCGGATCTTTCGGTTTGAGGTCTTCTTTCGTCGGGACAAGTTTATCTGCGTTCTTGACCCCAAGAACCTCTATCATCTGCCTATGCAGGGCAGGTAGGTCATAGATCTGCGGTGCAGACTGGGCCATCTGAAGGACAGCCTGATACTGCACAACCCGTTGCGCCATCGTCGAACTATTCGGGTCGCTAACAGGAATTACGTCTACGAGAGCATAGTCAGCTTGTCGGGCACTGACCTCCCCACGGAGGGGTTCGTAGCCGTATTCAGCAGGGGCGTACTCAGCCATGATCGCCTTAAGGAGCTTAAACTCCTGCTTCATGGCATAATGTACGCGAGCCTGCACCGCAGCCATTGGCTTGAGAGTGCGCTCAAGCAACGCAAGGGTCGTACCCACGGGGGCATTAGCCGACATATCAGAGATGTTCATATCGCTGATAGCGCCAAGCCTACGACCCTCGTTTGTAATCTTGTCGAGGAGCGCGAGTAGTGTCTGCGACGGCTCCTTGTACGGGAGCGGCATAATGTTGTCGCGTACACTACCGGAGGGCACATCTACGTCGCGCCACTCACCGGGTTCAATCGGCGTATCGTCGCCCTTGATGCGAAGCCCACGGGACTTTAGACCGCCCGGAAGGTTAGCCAGAGTACCCGCATCGACCAACTGCCGAATAAGCGACGTACCGGCCCGTGCGTAGCCACCAATAATATGGATCAAACCAAGGCCGTAGAACCCAAACCCCGGCACATAGACGTAGTGCACGAAGTGCTGCCGCTTAAGCATCAGCGGGTCTTCGGGGTTCCAGTTGCGGCGAATGGCAAGAACCGCGCCAGTGCCACGCTCAATGGTAACGACATATGGACGAGCAACGTCATCATCAGAATCATCGAAGCCGTCGATAACCATATCGACGTGAACCTCGTAAATACTGTAACGCTCGTCGTCAGTAATCGAGTAGCCGCCTTCCTCCGCTTTCCTCTCTTCAATATCAGTGTGGAATGGCTGTGGGTCGCCTAGCTCGATATCTCGGTAGAAGCCGCTTACCTGCAGTTTACGGAGTTCGTTCTTGGTCTTACGCATAATATGCGTAACACGCTCGGCGCTCTCAATGTGGGAGGCTCCGTAAGGTACAATAACATCTTCAGCCGGGACATAGATCGCCACCTGACGCATGATATTCGGGTCGTAATAAACCTTCTTGAACGCAGACCCTGCCAAACCAAGGCTGTAGAGCAGGCGCTCATGCTCCGGGCGGTACTCTACCATCCGCTCCGTAAGCTCGTAATTCATATCCGCCTTCACACGCTCGGCGGCTTCCATTTTATCTTTGTTTTCTTCCCCAAGGATCTTCACTCGGACTGGGCCAGCGGCGGGGAATGTCTCGCTCATAGTCTCTGCTTGGAACCGAATAGCAGCTTCCGCAAGGATTGTAGAGAACACACCGCAAGCGCCGTCCCACGGGTCAGTGCGCTCTTCATACTTGAAGCCTACAACATCCAGACCCTTAACAAAGGTGTCCGCCCAATCTTTCCGGCTGTCGATGTCTGTATCTACATACCCAACAAGCTCGTTGGAGATATGAGCAAGCGCGTTGTCTTCTAGGGACTCAGCTAAGTTGGCATCAAAGGAGGTAGGCCCGATATCCTCTCCGGGAACAAGCGTGATCTCAACACTACCATCGTCGAGTGTCACCATATCCGGGTTGACAATCTCGATCTCAAGCTCACCAGCATCTTCCTCGATATCTTCGTCGATACCTTCAGGTGCGGCGTATAGTCCTTTTTCAATCGCCATTATCTATCCTCTAGTAGTATCCGCCGCGACGTTGCTTGAAGTACTGTATGGGGTCCGGTTCGTCAGAGGGCAAACGAATAAAGCCGCCCTGCCTAAACCGCATAAGCGCCATAACAGTAGAGTCAACCAAGTCATCATGACTCATAAACGGGAATCCGGCAATCTCTTCTATAACTTCTTCTGCCCAACGTGTTTGAGGCATCCATACCATACCTGACGCTACGATGTCTGCTACAGAATTAAGACGGGCTAATTTATCGCCGGAGCCTCTGTGCGGCGTATATTCTTGTACAGGAAGACCCATACGCCTCATTTCTTGGTATATGGCCGTACCCGCACTTTTCTTTTCGACGATAAACGCGTCCGGTTCCCACTCCGAATACTCGCGCATAGCCAACTCTTTGAGTTCAGGGAACTCAAGTCGGTCTTTAATGCTGTTGAGTAGTATGATGTTGTAAGTGCCGTCCTCTTCATTCAGAAATATCCCCCACGTTGTAAGGGCGGTGTAGTCAGCCCTGTTGTGTTTTTCAGCCGCAGCGTCCAGAGACATTATAATGTACTCGCACATCGGTGTGTGCTCTTCACCCCAACGCGACCACCACTCACGCTTGACAATAGAGGCTTCCTCTGCTGTCGGTTGCTGCTGGTACTGCGCGTTCCACTGGAAGACGGGCATAGACGCCTTGGTGCGGAGGAGAGCCTCCATATCAAAGAACTCAGGCCACAGAGGTTTCTGTACTATTTGGCCGGTCTCCTTGTTCTCCGTGTCCAGAATGGCAGGAAACTCAACTATCTCGTATTGGTCCGAACGCTCATTCTGTCCCATATCTCGGGTAACGCGTCCGGTGAGATCGTCCATGTGCCATCGGGTCTGGATAATCGCCACCCGACCCCCCGGCATGAGTCGTGTTCGAGCGCCGAAGGTGAACCACTCGTAGGCTTTCTCAAACACTTCAAAGTTTCCGTTGATGACATCTTGTTCGGAATGGGGGTCGTCCACAAGCAAGAGGTCAGCGCCACGGCCAGCAAGGGCAGAACCAATACCACACGCATAATATTCACCGCCCGAGTTGGTATTCCACCGACCCGCAGACTTAGAGTCCGACGCCAAGTGGACTGTGGGGAAAATATCACGGTAAGCCTCTGTATTTATTAGGTTTCTAACCTTCCTACCAAAGTCCACAGCAAGGTCTGTGGTGTGTGAGACCATCATAACCTTCTTTGTCGGGTTCCTACCAAGGAACCACGCTGGGAACATAATTGACACAAGCTGCGATTTACCGTGACGCGGTGGGATATTTACGCAAATGCGGTCTTTATTGCCCCGCTCAATGTCCATGAGCAGGTCTGCGAGCATACGGTGGTGCTTACCAACGATGTAATCGGGCTGCATATGCTTGCAAAACTCAATTAAATCCGCATATGCGGCCTCATTTCGCCGCCTATTGTTTAGTTCATCCACCAACTTGTCGATTTCAGCCACTTCTTCGGGCGAAAACGCGTCCAGATTGGTGAGCATGTGCTCGATCTCAGCCTCTGTGAAGCCAAGCTCGCTCATTCCTCTACCCCAAGCTCTTCGGCAACGTCGATAACCTCGCTGTCGATAATAACTACGTTCTCCTCGCTATCTTCTTCGGGATTTATGAGCTTTGCCAGCTTGGAACGTAACTTCAGACGCAGATCCTCGGTAGACTGATGGGTTACAGTCACTTCTGACTTCTCTGCGAACAACCCAACGTCAGAAATCTTACCCAAAAGCTCCAATGCACGAATACGTACCCGTGGGTCAGGATTATCCGTCTCCAAAATCAGCTTGTTCGTGACCATATGGCGGATCTGAGCCGCGTTCTCAGCCACTAACTGTCCAAATTCGGTGAGGATACTGTTCGTCATCACCAAAGAGGCGGGGGTAAGTGTAGCTGCTTTCTTGAGTGTTATCTTCTTGGAGGTCTTTTCGGGGTCTTTGGCATAAGCGTGCGTGAGTTTAGCAGCTACGTCCTTGTCCTCTTTAGTGGGTTCGACCTCTAACCCATGCTCAGAAAGCTCTTTTACCGTATTTGCGGCAGCTTCAGTATACTCCTTCAGGTCGTCGTAAGACGCATCGGGATCTACAGGTACGCCGACTTCTGGTTCTATACGTAAGACCATATCATTTTCGCAGGTGTTAACCGTTACTTTATTATAGCACACAAAATATGTTATACAAGGAGGTACGGGACTCCTATGGGGGGTACTTCTATATATGGACTTTCGCCAGCAGGAGGGCAGAATTGCAGAGACAATTCTGACAGAATATTTTCTACGGCGTAACTACTACGTATTCGCGCCGATGGCGGCGCATGGACCAGTAGATCTGGTAGTCATACACAGAGAGACAGGCGAGGTCGTCTTACTAGACGCAAAGAAAGACCCCAAGAGAACTAAAGGTTGGCAGGGTCGAGCGCCAAACCATCGCATACACCGGACGCGTAAACCCATACAGAAAAAATTAGGTGTGGGGATGGCTTACGTTAACATTGATGACAGGACTGTATATATAGTGCCAAGTCTTGATGTACCGTGCACGCCGGAACCAGATGCCTAGTAGCTATTGGA